CTCTACTTCTTCTTACCCACCCGACGCTGTACACGACGGGTTTGGGGCACGAGGGACAGAGCCTGGCCTACCGCACTTAGTGCGGGGTTACCAGTGCTATTCCCGACGGCCTGGAGTGCCACCCCAGCAATTGGAGCGACACGCCTCCCCACCTCCATTACCTTGCGGAGGGCGGCAAGGAGTAAGCGCCAATAGTCCCCGGCAGCGTTCATGGAAACAGGAACGCCTGCCGGAATACGACGCATCACCTCATGGTAGATTTGGAAGGCCTCGGGTTCAAACACCGGTGAGTACGTGGCCATGCCACACTCCAAGAGTTGAGTGACATGGGGAAAGTACTCGACAGTGCTCTTGACAGTGATCTGGAAGGTACTCTCACTCGAAATAGAACGCAACATAATAGTAAATGGGGAAAACCCGCTATCACGCCAGGTCTTCATAGTACTAAGTTGATCCCATGTGTTAGTCGATCCTGCTATCATTGGAGCGAAATAAGCATCTCGCTCTGGGTTGGCAGGATAAGGTTCAGCAAGAACGGGAACGGCTTGGTGCGAACCATAGACATTTCCGTTAGGCATCATTGCTGACCCACGTCCAGGGCCCTGGATTTCGTTGAGGCGGGCCACCAAATAGACACCCTTAGATAGGGCGTTGGTGTAAGACCCGGGCAACGTAACTAGGGCTGTGGGACTAGACGGCACAGGCGGTTTGCGATATGCCAGCTGGAAAGATCCCAGCGGGGTAACGGCCGTAGCATCGGGCCGACACAAGGTGATGTCCTCCACCACGCCAGTCATATGGTTGGCGTGCAACGTACCCTTCCTGTATAACGCAGGGCTAGTGTCAACCACCTCAATGCCCAGCGAAACCAGGCGCGAGGGGATGAGATCGCTCTGCGCAGTGTAGAGCGACGCAATCAGGGATGTTACTCCAGCTGCATAAGACGTCAAGCTGGGGTTGACACCACTGGCTGCCCTGAACACAGAGATGGGGGCAATGGGGACATCAGAACCAGGTGTATCGCAGAATCCATCCGGACCCCAGGAGCTGAAGCTCATGCTCTCAGCGCCATGTGATCCGAAAAACTGTATCACCAAGTTGTCATCGTCGGCAGTTGCGCCAACGGATATCGTTTGAGTAAAGAGACGAGTGAAAGATTTCCCTATCACATGGTCCGGGGCACCCTCAATTGGGTGTTCGAAGTCGTGGAAGGGGTCTGTGACAGACGTAAGCCAATTCTTACTATCTGGCCGCAGATTAACGGGAAAGGACAATTGCGACATGCTTATAATCACGGTATGGGATGCCCGGTGACTACGGGGACTGTTCATTGCTTGCCAACCCTACGGGAGGGGAGATCCGTGCAGTCTCTTGGCGTTCTTATTAGCACGACTCTAAGCCGTTTTGGTCAATTACAGCAAGCAACCCCAACTCCTAGGTCCAATTTGTCGACCTCATCATCCCTGACAGTTAGGTCGTGAGGGAGAGTCCATGATCGGTAGTGCGCCTCCAACGCTAATTGGAGGTCAGGAGGGATCCCGAAGGCGCGCCAAAAGGACACACGAGCGTCATCGGTGACCAACCGATAACCCTCCCGCATCCCTGAAGCGAGTCTAAAGAACCCCGTGCCGGCCATGTACTCATCGACAGGTTTGGGACACACCTTCCCAGCGCCGAGTGCACGATAGTACTCCTGGAGAACAGGCAACCCTCCAGTCAACGACATCCCGCAATCACCAATACTTGCGTAATAGCTCTTCAGGTCGAGTAAATAACGCTGGTGGATCACACATGAATCCTTGGATAAGGACACACGTGGATCGCGTACCATGCGCCATTGTCGTCCATCATAGACGGGACTTGTTTGACAAAAGGATATTTGTTCGAGTACATCAACGAGTGGCTCGACCTTCATAATGAGGCCGATTTGAGCAAACCAGGGTTGCAGGGTGGGGGCGATCTTTTCGATAACCTCCGCCTCGCCAATGATGCAGCAGTCGTCTCCAGCATCTAGGACACGGCACCTCCGCTCAACACCCTGTGAATGCAACCACGCGTATACCGATGCACATGCAATAATAATATTGCCCATGGCGGTGTTCATATCTCCGGAACACCTGCCGCCGGTCACCACATACTTCATCAACTTCCCCCCCGACCTCATAAAGCCCGTATTGCGGAGTTGCCATCTTAGCATACGCGCTAGCAGAGAATCGTTTTGGAAAATGAAAAGATAGATCGCATGTTCCCATTCGAGAAGACCACTACGAATGTGCTGGTCAAATCGTGCTGCATCAATTAGCAAGGCCTTTGGGCGCCGGTATCTTGCCCAGGCCTCATGGAAAATGCGTCCCTGCTCGAGGGC